GGCGGCTTCCTCGCAGACTTTGTAGAAATCATATTGATTCTGTATGGCAAGTTCGTCAGCCAATCGCAGGGCTTCGGGTTGTTCGTTCATCGCGGTTGCTCCTGTTTACCCCTCGCCCGAATCGCTTCGGCACAGTCTTGAGCCGCACGTCCTCCGGTTACCTTGTCATGCCTGTACCACGATTCACTAATTTCCTCGCAAGCAATTGCACACGCTTTTCGCTCGGCTGCAACAGCAAAAACGGCTAACTGCACTTCCAAATCAGACGGTTTAAGTACCGCGCCGAAATGCTCTAGTGCTAGTTGGATGATGTCGTCCTGAGTCATGACTGCACCTCGTGTCCTTCTTCAGAAACAACCCAACATCTAGAGCTGTCACGTTCTGCTAGATACGCTTTTGCGGCTTCTAATGAAGCAAACACACCTTCAACCATTGGGCCACATCCACGATCTTCTTCTAGCACTACGAATACTCTCGTAACGTTTTCTTGAGTCATGACACAGCCCACACTGCACGGCCACCGGTAGGCTCGTACTTGCCTTCAGTCAAAAAGATGTACGCCTGCCCCGGCTGCCCAGCGTTTTGCACGTAGGCCATGACTCGCCCACTGCTTTTCGTTTCATTCACCACAGCCAAACATCCGCCGAATACGTCCACTGACGGATCAATTTGCACAATGTCGCCTGACTGTAATTGGTTCATCGCGGTTGCTCCTGTTCGTTTCTCGCCCGAATCGCGGCGGCGGCATCTTCCCCGCTAACAAGTTCATTTTCGAAAGACTGCGCTACATATTCCGCATACGCCTCACGCTCGGCGGCTACAGCAATGGCGTGGAATCGAACAAGTGCACGTTCGTGAAACTCCCAAAAATCGTCCCATTCAGGAGTGCAGCCACCTGCTTCTAGCGCCATGCGGATAATGTCGTCGCGGGTCATCGCGGTTTCTCCTGTTCGTTATTCTGGACAAATGTGGTAGTCGTTGTCCGTAATAGGGGTAATGCGCTTGCATTGTCTTTCGCTCTCTCGCGTAGCCGATCGACACCACGCTGACCAAACAACTGCCTGACGAGGCCAATGCAATCGGGATCGGTCAGCACCTTGGCTGCACCTAATTCGCGGATGAGTTCACCAGCTCTAGCCTTGATCGCTTCCACATCCACACCCGGTCTAGCAAGTTTGGCATCGAGTAGACGCAGACGATTGAGAGGGTTCTCTGATACCGCTGTAGCCCAGTAGTCTGCTGATGAATTGATAGCAAACTCTGAACGATCTGGAATCTTCTTCTCTGGTTTAGCAGAAGGTGAATAAACGTACTCATCACCCATATGTATCTCCTGTATATCTTCTGTGTATATACGTCTAAAACCTGATGACTGATGGTGAACTCTGCACGGTCATTGGACGGATTACGCCTAATGAGATCGCACAGAGTTGATGACTGACGGAGCCACCCTGCTGTCGGCAACTTTTCACAGGTTTCCCTGCTGTGGTTCGCGCTTCCCGACGACACGCTGCGCGTTCAGAGGCCCACCGCCCCGGTCTGAATTTAAGGATCTGCTGCGCGTAGTTTCCCCGACCAGCATTCCCGAGTAGTTCGGCGTGGTGGGGTGGTTGACAGAACTAGAACAGCCCGTCAGACTTCCATCACGCTTAACCTGCAACCCGAGCGTAAAGCCGCCCGCCGGCTTCGTCAAGCCCCCGAAAGGGGGTTTGTCGTTTCTGGGCACCGTCAGCCCTTCTCGGCCCATCTACGAGCCGCGGCTATCTGCAACTGCTTGCGCATCTGCCTCGCCTGTGCGGGGCTCTGCGTCCGTTCAAACTGCAACACGCGCAGCTCCGGCACTTTGCCTGTCTTTGCCCAGCGATTCACCGAGGCACGACTGATGCCGTAAACCCGAGCGATCTCTGCTTGTGAACCGTATACGGTCAGTAGTTCATCGAACGTCATAGATTCCTCCTGCCGCGCACCCTAGCCGAAAAATATTTCGTTAGCAAGTGTTGACAGATAGGAAGTAGCCTGTGCTAACATTCATCCCGTCGAGCAAAACAACACGGAGATACACATGAACGACTTCACCTGCCGCGAATGCAAAGTAGAAGAACCGGTCTGCGACGACTACTGCCTCGCCTGCGAGATCAAGTTTTTCCGCGCTAACCCCGACGAGCAGCCGGATTTGATCCTGCAAGTCGAGAGCGACCCGGATTCGTTCGCCGCTTGGATTCCCGTAGTCAAGGCTTTGCAGGAGGCCGCATGAACGACATCGCCTATCGCGCCGAACTTGAGCGCGTCACCCAGTCGCTGATTGAAATGGTCGGCAGCAAGTCCCTCGCCCCCGTCATCGCGCAGGCGCTCAAGTACGCCTATTCGATGGGCAAGACCGACGGGTACGCCGCTGGCGTACAGGCCGTTGCGGGAGACCAGCGATGAAGTCTCCTTGGCCGCAGTTCATCGGGATCGCCCTGCTGTTTTTACTAGCCGCTGCCCTCGACCCCTGTGGCGACGGTGGCTGCACACAACAAGAGGAGATACAGAGCCGTGAGTGATTTAGCGCCTTGGGGCAACGACGACCAGAGCTGGTGGCAGCAACAGGATCAGGAGCTCGCCGAGCGTGACGAGCAGGATCGCATCGCCGCCTGCGATCGAGCGCTGGCCGAACTGAACGCTGTTATCGAAAACGAACTCAACAAGATCTACGGGAGCCTGTCATGAAAGTGTACGAGAAGATTTCTGCTATCACCGCAGAGTTGAGCCGCATCGGCATCAGCAAGGACAGCAAGAACACCCAGCAGGGATACGCCTTCCGTGGCATCGATCAGGTCTACAGCGCCCTGTCGCCGTTGCTTGCCAAGCACGGGCTTTGCATCCTGCCGCGCGTCACCGATCGGCACGTTGCCGAGCGCATCAACAAGTCAGGCACCGCCCTGTTCTACGTCACGCTGACCGTCGAATTTGACTTTGTAGCCGCCGAGGATGGGAGCAAGCACACCGTTGTCACGGTTGGCGAAGCAATGGACTCTGGCGACAAGGCCAGCAATAAGGCCATGTCTGCCGCGTACAAGTATTGCGCGCTGCAAGCCTTCTGCGTTCCGACAGAAGGAGACAACGACGCCGACGCGACCACGCATGAGGTGGCTGCGGAGCAGACGGAACTGGATCGTCAGATTGCCGACTGCGAAACAATCGACGAATTGAACACCCTGTACCAGACGCTGCCGGAAGCGATCCGCTCCCGCGGTGTCAGCAAGTTTACCGCCCGCAAGAAGGAGCTTTCCAAGTGAGCGACACCCAACGCACCCCGGAGTGGTACTCAAGCCGCTGTGCCCGGGTTACTGCTAGCGCCATCAGCAACGTAATGATGGACAAGTCGAAGGCCGGTTATCGTAACTACATGGCGCAGCTCGTCTGCGAGCGCCTCACAGGGCAGGCTACGGAGACGTATACGAGCCCGGCCATGCAGCACGGCATCGACACAGAGGCCGAGGCCAGAGCCGCTTATAGCGCCCGTGTGGGGCAGTTGGTCGAAGAGGTCGGGTTCATCAAGCACCCGAAGCTCGAGGCCGGTGCGTCACCGGATGGCCTTGTCGGTACGGAAGGTTTGGTCGAGATCAAGTGCGTCCAGCCAGCGACCGCCTTGGACATCATCGAGAGCAAGAAAGTTCCCACCGAACACCGCCTCCAAATGCAATGGCAAATGGCCGTGACCGGGCGAGACTGGTGCGACTACGTTGTGTATCAGCCGAAACTGCCCGAGCGCCTGCGCTTGCACATCATCCGCGTCCACCGCGACCAGCCAGCGATCCTCGAGATCACGCAGGCCGTGACGAATTTCCTATCTGAAGTTGACCGCAAAGTAAATCATCTGAAGGAGTTGAGCCTGTGAAGCAATACGACAACACGAACCGCGGCCTGCTAGCCAAGAACGATCGCAAGCAGAGCGAGCAGCACCCGGAGTACACCGGCAGTATCAATATCAACGGAGTCGAATATTGGCTCTCGGCATGGGTCAAGGTCGGCAAGAGCGGCAGGCTTGAGGGGCAGAAGTATTTCAGCCTGTCGGTCAAGGCAAAGGATGGCCTGCCCGAGGCGCGCCCTGTGCCGAAGCAGCAGCAGCCAGTCACCGAGACGTTCAGCGATGACGACATCGGCGACATCCCGTTTTAAGTAAGGAGGATTCCTTACCATGCGCCGCGTAATAGCCAGAGGCACACCGCCCGATCAGATCGCAAACGCGATCAGCAACATGGTCAGCAGACTTGACCCGGCGCAGAGCTGGCAGATCACCGTCGAGGCATTCAAGCCCAAACGGAGCGACCAACAAAACGCCTTCCTCTGGGGTGTGGTGTATCCATCCATCCTAGAGGGAGGCGGCGAGGCGCTGCGAGGCTGGACGACAACCGACCTGCACGAATACTTCTTGATCGAAGCCTTCGGCTCTGAAGTCATCGAGGGATTTGGCAAGAAGCGGCACAAGCCCCTGCGCAGATCCAGCAAGCTGACCAAGCAAGAGTTCAGCGATTACCTCGCCATCATCGAGGCCAAGTGCGCCGAACTTGGCATTCACATTCCAGACCCACAAATAGGAAACACCCATGCGTAAATTATTCATGTCGCTCGTTGCCGCCTGTTCGGTAACAGCAGTCGCGCAGAACGTTCCGACAATCATCGGATTCATTCCGAATCGCGCCGCAGGGCAGATCGTCCTGACCACCGAAACCTGTAAAGGCGTAACCGACCAGAAGTTTGCTTTCGTCAAAGACGACGGCGGCAAGCTATCCCTGACCGGATGCTGGAAACTTATTGAGTCTGATGTTTTGGTGCGCTGGGCAGATGGAGACGTCTACTCGTATGACGTCGCCGCTGTCATCTTCACGCCGGAATTTGATGCGTGGTACAGCAAACGCAATAAGCCGAACGGGCAGCCGCTCTAATGGCGAAAGACTTGCGCAAGCAGGCCAGAGGCCGAGGCTGCATGGTGCGGCTACCAGAAGTCTGCAACCACAACAGCGAGACGGTTGTGCTCGCTCACGTTCGGATGCCGGGCATATCCGGCATGGGCATCAAGGCCGACGATCTGCTTGGCGCGTGGGCGTGTAGCGCCTGCCACGACGCGATCGATCGCCGCAGCCACACAGACCTTGATCGAGACTATGTACGACTAGCCCATCTCGAGGGCGTGATTAGAACCATCGCACAACTACGAAAGGAGAACATCGTATGAAAACCCAGAACGACAAAGTGCTTTCACACTTGAAGCGCCGCGGCAGCATCACCCAACTCGATGCGATCCGCTTCGGATGCTTCCGCCTTGCCGCTCGCATCCTTGACCTGCGCGGCATGGGATTTCAGATCAGCAGCAAGCTCGAGACCAAGCGCAAGAAAACCTATGCGCGGTACACGCTCGCATGACCTGCTGGAGCTGTCGCTACTCCAAACACGACGGCAAACAATTATTCTGCACGGCCAACGACTGGCCCGCAGACTGGCGTTGCAATCACTTCATGTACGAACCCGGCACCGACGAGGTAGATCATGACGATCGACAACGAGAGCCCACCGGGAGCGTGGGCAAACGAACTCAAGGCCGCCCCGTGGGGCTACGGCCAAGAGCGTGATTGGCGCATCGATAACGCGCTAGCCGCCATCAGGATGCGTGGCCTCTGGTCGGAGGCCAGCACCCTAGTGGCAGAGATCAACAGCCTAAAGGCCGAGATCGCTAGACTTCAAGGCCCGGCGTCACGCCAAGTGCCGCCGCTGTAGAAGTACAGTTTGTGGTTTGTGCTGTCGATCACAATGGGCGCTGCACCGCCGTATCCGACCGGAGTGCCCGTAGGCGTTCCGGCACAGGTTGGCACATACAAGAATCCATCCGTTGCGTTGGTTGCTACTGTGTCGCCAACAACCGTTGCGCCACGGAAAAAGTTTGGCGCTGTGCCATTAGCAAAGAAGTTCCAACGCCCGGCGGATGCGCCTAAATTGCTAAAAAATCCGTAATTGTTTGTTGCTCCAATTAAGGAACTATCAGCCCAAAAGGCATACTGGTTTGTCGGGGTTGTACGCAAACTGCCGGAAATAGCATCTTCCTGTGCAAAATAATGCGCGACCGTAGCAAGACTAAATGGCGTGTTCTCCGTGTTTGCTGCAGTTCTAAAATAATACGCTCCACTCGTTGTGGCAGACGGAATCGTTGCCAACATATGTACGCCATAGGAAGTATTTGAGGCGCTATTCAATACACCCGAAATAGAGATTCGCTCAATTCCAGAAGCGGGAGTTGAACCAAAAGAAACTTGGTTTCTTAAAACAATTTGCCCAGTACCATTCGGCTCAAGTCGTATATTCTGGTTAGCGCCATCACGAATCGTAATCTTGCCCGAGTCCACACCCCTTTTCGTGGACAGCACCAAATCTTGACTGCCCGAGGTTGTGACCTCATTTACAGTCGGCGTGACAACGTTTGTCAGCGACGATGCAAACCCAATATTGTCCATAGCAGAAAGAATGGCCGTTGCGCCAACGCCGGGAACAGTATCAATTACCAATGCAGGCGCATGGGTGTTGTCGTAATAGTTGTTATTTGCCGAAATGTTTGCGACAAAGAACGGAGTTATTCCGCCAGCCTTAACATAAATCAATCCCTTGGCAGACGTTACGCCGTTAATAATTTCCTTTACATAGTTGTTATTTACAACAGCAGAGTTCTTGTCATGGTTAATAAGGAACTCGAAGAAAGTGATAATTTTTCCGTAGATGTTATTTCCAGATATATCAATAACGCCGAACTTGCCGTCGTTTCTCGACCAGACCTGCGAGAAAATATCGAGGTCTGTCGATGCGTCTGTATACACTCGATTGTTCTGAATGACCGCGCTCGGGGTTCCGTACTGCGCGCCGCCAGACATATTGACGCAAATGCGCGGGCGATAAGTAGCGCTGTACTTAAAGAAGTTATTGGACGCAACCAAACCGCCAACTTGCGCGTCGATTTCTGCGCCGACGTTTCCGACCAATCCTTCGTCACGGGCAAACTGGCAGTTCTCTACAATCGTTTCAAGACATTGCGTCTTAATAGATCGAACGTAGCAGTTAGCAAACGTGCTACCACCGCCACACCAAAACTGCGAGGAAACCTTGTTGCCACCCAAAGACTCATCCGGCACAAAATACGTTACGCCGTCTTGGTCGTCCGTGTAGGTCAAATCAGAACTGTAGACCTTCAAGACGTTGATGCCGCTACAGATCATTCGGCGCACAAACGAGGTCGTGCTAAACCAAGTGACCGCAATGCCGGAAATTCCAATGACGCTTGAAACGCCTTGGCCTGCTGGCAATTCGCAGTCGCTAACGCCACCGCCATAAAACGCGACGTTATCGAACGACCCTTGAATGATGATGCCGTTGCCGCCGTTGAACGGCAAAAGGCGCTTGGCGCGTCTGACAAATAAGTTGTTTGCAGTAAAGGTCGGAGCCGGAGTCGGCATCCCGCTGGTGCTTAAAACTTCCAGCACCTTGTTGCACTTTTTCGACCCGTCAATCGTAATGTCATTGATGGTGTAATCGATGACAACTGCGTTTGTTAAGCGGATCGCGTACTCGGTATGAGCAGGCGGGTCGTACACAATTTTCGCGCCGCTGCCATACCAAATCACATTTTTCGTGCAAGCCTGCAAAATAGGCGCGGTGATTCGATAAGTCAGGCTTTCCCAATCGATGGGATTCTGCGCAGCAATACACGCTTGCAGGGCAGCTGTATCATCTGCAACGCCGTCACCGACTGCGCCAAAGTCTCGAGGACTAATGACGTTAAGAGCAGCGTCACTTGCAATCGGCTCGCCAGAGGAGTTGAACGCGAGATAACGATTCGCTCGCACCGATGACGATGGCAACGTCATGTTGAGTGAGGCAGAGTCAGACACCGGAGCCTTCAGCGTCCGATCGTTTACCTCATCCAACTGCTGCGTGATCATTGTCAGCTTGTCGATGGACTGCTCGAGCGTCTCGGCAGGCAGTCGATCGTTCGGCTGAAGATCCGTCTCCTGCGTCAGCGGGACGTTGCGGGTAATGACCAGCGTCGTTCCAGAAGGCGGAGCAACTGTCATCGTAACGGTGCCACCGGTCAGGACGCCTGCGCCTGTCACGGTGTAGTCGGTGCCCAGAACCTGCGTGACGTCCACGCCGGTCGAGGATCTTCGAATCACCAGCAGCTGGCTGTTGGCGAGGAAGTAGAACGGGACAGCAAAGGCCTGTGTCGAGCCGTTGCCGGAATAGCTAACCTTTGCGGTCGATGATGAAACGGTCATGAATTATTCCTCTACGATGGCCTCAAGTTCCGGCGCTCTCGCACGACTTATCGGCTGGCCGGGATTCCACCAATATGTCGTTCCATACTCCCGACGAGCCTTTGCTCGAGCACGGGCCAAATAACCGGGATCGAAATACTCTTGCATCTGGTTAAAGATAAGCCGGTCTGTCACCGTCTTGGTGTACCAGAGTGACGCGCCGGGAGTATACCCGCGCGCAGCCTTGACGGCCTCTGCACCGAAATTCGTTTCCTCACCCTTGGCAAGCTCCTGCACGTTGCCGACCGTGAGCTTGAACGTATCTTCAATAGCGCCCAGCATCGGGCCACCAATCGCGCCAGCCAGCGTCCGGCCAAACGTCGTCGCGTCAGCAAACAAGAAGTCGCCGTACAATCCGAGCGCGCCGCCTTTCAGTAGGGCAGCGATCAGATTGCGCGGGCCATAGGCGCTTTCTGGGTTCAAGGTGCGAGGATCTTTACCGGACAGAATATCGCTGGCTTCCATCGCAATCGCGCCCATGATCGTCTGGAGCGCAACCAGTGAGGCGATATAGCCGACCTTGCCAGACGTATTGCTATACATCCCGAGGCCGCGCCGCCAATGCCGATTGATAATCGCAAACGGGAATGTCTTGAATTGCCAGAACGCGCGGGCAAGTTCACCTGTAGCGGTACCGGGGATCGTGCCGCCGAGCAGGGTAGCCCGCTCACGCGCACCGGGTTCGATCACCGCAATGTCGCGCTCATCGATAATGACTGCAAGCAACTTCGTCGCCGCCTTTTCCTTGGCAAGATCGTCAACGCCCTGCACCAGATAGATTGATTCTGGCGTCAGAACCGTATCGTTCCCGCTCCATGTATCAGGCCGGGCTTGTCGCCATATATCCCAGATCTCTTGCGTGATGCCCTTGCTGCGCAGGATCTTCCAATCTTGCGGATCAAGCTCCTCAACGCGCTGGTACTGCCGAGTAAGCTGCCCGATCGTATCCATCATCGTGACGGAGAACGCTCGACGTCGAGCTTCGGTCACGGCATTGAGGCCAGAGGCGCGCATCACAGTCGAGGCAATCTTGGCCGGTACTTGCGCCCCAAGAGTCTCATCGCCAAAACGATTGACCTCATCCAGCATCGTGTTAACCAGCAAGCCAGCCCGGCGCGCTCGTTGCTTCTCGGCCTGATCGGCCAGATTGAATGCGCGCAGTTCATTGCGCCATACCTTGAACATCGGAAGATTGTTGACCCGGCTGGTTAATACCAATGTACCTTCATCCGAGATCGAGGTGACTGTCGCGCTGCCGAGTTTGGCCGCTACAAACAACGAACGCAGAGCAGAGAACGCCTGCGCTACACGCAGATTCGCCGGAGGAGGATTGTTGCCTGCGACGTAGTTGTACAGATTCGCAGCAGACGCAGCCCGGCGATCAATCAGATCAGCTTTGTATCCCGGCTGACCGACATTGGCGACCCGCGCCTCATCGGCAAACGTCTGGATGAAATACTCAACGGCCAGATCTGCATTCGGGCCAAACTTCTCAACCAGCGCTACATCGCGCGCCATGCGCTGAACGTGACCAGCCATCGCCTCAAATACAGACCGGCCAGAGTATTTGCGCAGCGCCTCGACGGCCACAGCGCCATCTTTAAAGTGCAGTTGGCGAGCCTTGTTATTTCGATTCGCCTTGATCGCCGCGCCGTATCCGGTAACGTTCTTTTGCTTATTCGCACCATTGGTCGAGATCGTGAGCCACGCCTCTTGCAAAAACGTGCGCATCTCGGCGTCATTGAAAAGACTGCCGTCATCCTTACGGTAGATCGAGCGATCAACCAAGTTCATCATGTCATTGACGAACTCATCGCGCCCAAGCTGCACGGCAATATCTTGCGACCACGCCTGCGGCAGACCCCAGTTGTCGAGCCGCCCAACGTCACCGCCAGCCGCATTAAACCGGATGCGTAGCGTCTCGGCAGTCTTGCTCCACTCTTGCGCAGCCCTGACGATCTCTGGCCTGACGCCAGCCGTGTCGCCGTAAGCAGCGCGCACAAACTCTTCTTCGCCGCCCTTATTGGCAAAGATGCCAAACATACGCGGACTGATCGCATCCCACGCATCGGCGAGCTTGCCCATCGCGCCAGCCGCAATACCCTTGGCCTCGACCTCGACCGAGGTGCTGTTGTTCTTTC